CCTTGTCCGTCGCGGTGTCGCCCGCGGAGTAGCCCGCGATCGTGACGGCCACGCCCGCCGCGGTGTCGTAGTGGTTGCGCCAGAGAAGGGTGTTGTACTCGTAGTAAACCGTGTACTCGCCGAGGCTCAACACCGGGTCGGTGAAGTTGCCGAACGAGAACGCGAGGCGCGAGCCCGAGAACGACGCGCTGGCGTAGTCGTCGGTGTCGCTGTCGACGGCCTGGAAGCCGATCGAGTCGAGCGTCGCGGGCTGCGCGCCGACGCCGAAGCCGAGCGAGCGGTACTGCGACGCGCCGCCGTAGACGCTGTAGTTGATCAGCGAGCGCGGGTCGCTGCCGTCCGCGTCGCAGCCGAAGAGCCCGACCGTCGGCGGGTAGGTGTCGGGCGTGATCCGCAGCTGCGCGTCGAGGCGCTTGTGCCCGGTGATCGTCTCGCTCCCGCTCTTGTGGAGCATCCCCGCGTCGGCCGAGCCCTCGAGGAACTCGCCGCTGCCCGTGCCGAAGGGAGGGAGCGCGTGCTTGTGGTTGCTGCGCGCGGCCGTCGTGCCGCTGCCGACCGCGGCGCTGTCGCCGGGCGTGATCGTGGTGGGCGCCGTGCTCGCCAAGTTGACCGCATCGCCGCCGGCGCCGGGCACGTACTGCCCGGTCTCCGCGTCGAACACGAGGCCCTGGCCGTCGGTCGCGCCCGTGGTGTTGATCGGGTACGTGCCGGGGAGCTTCGAGCCCGGCGCGGCGCTGTTCTCGTCGGTGCCGAAGAGGATCCGCAGCCGCCCCTTCACGTAGCGCAGGCCGGGCCCGAGCAGCCCGTACAGGCCGCCGCTGTTGGTGTCGTCGGCCATGGCGCTACTCCACGAACCCGCGGACAAAGAGCGAGAGTATCGGCGGGGTGCCGACGCTCGCGACGTCGATCACCTCGTAGTCGACGCCGACGCCGCCGCTCGGGTGCTTCGCGACCTCGAGCGGCGTGACGAACTGCCCGAGCGCATCGGTCCCGCGCTGGAGCGCGTTGTACGCCTCGCTCGTCTGGCCGTCGGGCCGGAGGCTCCATGCCTGGTACCCGCCGGTCTTCGGCGAGAAATAGGCGTCCAGAAGCCATGCCGCCGCGTGCGGCGGCGCAAACGCGCTGAGGTCGACGGGCGTCCAGCTCGTGGCCGCGCCAGCGGTGAGCGCCTCGAAGTCTCCCAGCACCGAACTACCCGCGCCAATGAGGAAGACGTACCGCCCGCCGCGCGTGCGGAACGGCCGGCAGCTCGTCGCGCTCAACGCATAGAACGGGAAGCAGTAGAGCTTGGCGGTGTCGCCCGTCTTCGTGGTGTACCCCGTCGCGGGATCCGGCGCGGTCGTGCTCGCCTCGCGCACGACGCTGCTCCCCGAGAGGTACTCATAGACGTAGTACCAGGTGTTGCTGGTGAGGCCCGAGAGCGAGAGCGTGCCCGCGCCGATCGTCCGCAGCAGGCTGCCGAGCCAACGCTGGTGCGCCTCGACGGTGATCTGGCCGCCCGTGCTGTAGCCGCCGATGCGTCCCGCGGAGACCGCGCGCAGCGCGTCGCGGATATAAGCGCTGTGATTCGCCAGCGCCTGGAACGGATCCTCGATGGGCGTGTCGGAGCCGCCCGTGGTCGCGACGGCGTCGTCGCCGTCGTCCGGGACGGTGATCGTCGAGAGCGTGGCGATGCCCGTCAGGTCGTGGCTCATTACAGCTGTCCTTCCCAGCGGAGGCGCGGGCCTCCGGGCAGATCGACGAAGGTCCCGGCGTGCACTTCGTGGGCGGCCTTCCAGACGCGGATCACGCGCCGCACCAGCCGCACCTGCGCGACGGTCGCGGTGCTGCCCCACGTCCAGCCGCCGCCGTACTTGTGGCCGTCGCCCCACGTGACGCGCTGCCAGTTGAACGGGTTGGCCTCGCTCCCCGAGACGTCGATCAGCACCCAGAAGCGCGACCAGTTCGCGGTGTCGCCGTCGGGCGGCCAGGTGAGCTCGCCGCTCGGCCCTGCGCCGTTCGCGGTGTAGATCCGCACGCTGCTGAACCCCATCGACGTCAGCGCGAGGATCACGCCCGCCGCGGTCCCGCCCTGTTGCCACAGGTCCCACGCGGCCTGCACGCGCGCGCGGTAGGTCGCCAGCGTGTCGCCCGGGTAGCGCTCGATCGAGCGCTCCGCGCCGAGGTAGCCCAGCGCGTCCTCGGGGGCCTTCGACACGAACCGCGCGAGCACGGCCTGCTTCAGCGTGTCGAACGCCCAATCGCACGCCGCGCCGAACGCGCCGCGGATGCGCACGCCCACGGGGCCGCGCAGCCAGACGGGCCCCGTCGTGGCGGCGTCCTGCTCGTACGTGGTGGCCATGTCAGCTCGGGTCCACGAACGTCAGCCACGCGAGCGCGGTGTCGAGCGCCGGGCTGGCGACGAGCACGTGGCCCTTCGTGGGGGTGATGCTGGACGTACCGGCGTTGAGCGTGAGGCTGTTGAGGTCCACGACGCCGGGCGCGTCGAGGATGATCTTCTCGACCTGGTGGTAGCGCAGCCGCCCACCGCCCGCGCCGTCGCCGATCGGCAGCGCGCGCAGCAGCGCCTGGAGCTGGTCGTACACGTACAGCCGCGCGTCGGCGCGCGACTCGCTCGGGCACTGCGCCTGCGCCACGAACGCGACCGTGGTGTTCGTCGCGCTGAGGGTCGTAACGATCGAGCACGGCGGCTTGCGCACCTGCAGCACGTCGTCGACGGCCGTCACGTCGCCCGAGCCCACCGCGCCCGAGTCGCCCGCGAGGTAGATACTTACGGTGCCGGGACCGTCGGGGTTCGTGTCGTCCACGTACACGCGGCGCACGCTGTCGCTCGCCTCGAGCGCCCACGTCACGTACGACAGCGCCGGCCCTGCCCACGCCAGCGAGCCCCAGCGGGCCGCGCAGCGCGCCGCGAGCTGGGCGTCAGACTCGGCGTCGGCGCCGGTGGTCACCATCGCCGTTCCGAGGCCCACGAGGGCGTCGTCGACGCACTCGAGCGCCGCGATCGTGACGCCGGAGAGCGGCGTCTGCAGCGTGAGCGAGGGCGGGCCGGGGAAGCTCAGGTTGTACCCGCTGCCGGCGAACTCCGCGCGGAAGTCGATGTCGAGCGTGCTCGACGCGCTCAGCGTCTGGTTGGTGCTGTTGGTGCAGTTCCAGCGCCGACCGTCCGGGGTCGCGATGGTCATCCAGAGCTGCCCGGGCGTGATCGTGTAGGGGCTGCCCGATGCGTTCGTGAGCCGGCAGTGCACCACAGCGAACGTCGCCGCCTCGCGAGTCAGCCCGTACGCGCTCGCCGCGAGCAGATCGAGCCAGCCGCCCGTGGCCCACCGCAAAAAGCCGCTCTTCGCGACGAGCGGGATGCGCGCCCCGACGTCGCCGAGGAACGCGCCGACGCTGGCCACGAGGCTGCGGTACAGCCCCACCGGGCTCCAGTTCGTCACCGGGAGCCGGCGCGTCGCGAGCTGCGCCACGAGATACGCCTGCGCGTCCGCGGCCGTGCTCGGGGTGGTGAGCTCGGCGAGGGTCTGATCAGCGTCGGCCATCTATCTCCCCAGCACGGCGTCGAGCGAGGTCGCGTCCAGCGCGACGATGGCCTCGACGGGACCATCGTCGGTGTCCAGCTCGGCGCGCGCGCCGAGCAGTTGCCGCCCGGCGTCGAGGTCGAGCGTCACGGTCGCGGCCGCGACGCGCGGCACCGCGAGCGCCTCGGCGAGCAGCCGGGCCTCGAGCGATGTCTTCGCGCGCGGCGTCACGCCTTCGCCCTGGAAGGCCAGCAGGTCGGCCCCCGCGCTCTCGTCCTCCCAGAGGTCGCCGGGCGTGAGGATCCACCGGCGCGCGACGTCCTGCGCCGCGACGGCCGGCCCGACGGCGAGGACGGTGTCGTCCTCGGGCAGGTCGGCGACGCCCTCCACGAGGGTCATCGCGAGGTCAACGTCAATCGTCATGGTTCGGGGTCACCCGCAGAGGTGATTGCGTAGAACGGGGCGGGAGCTCGACACTCGGGCGATGGGAGACAACGCGGACCCCCGGCGCCGCTGCATGCGGTGCGGGAACATCGACCGGCCGAAGTACCCGATGCGGCGGCACGTGTTCGCGCTCTGCGCGCTCGCGGTACCCTTCGGCGTCGCCGCGCTGCTGGACGCGCTGGGCGCTGCCCCGCTCTGGGGACTCATCGCGTTCCCGGTCTTCCTCGGGCTGGCGTTCCGCGAGGGGCAGGTCTGCCGGAAGTGCGAGAGCAAGAACCTCGGCCTGGCGCCGCGCCCCGGTGAGGGAGCGTGAGGGCCGCGCTCGCGCTCGCCCTGCTACTCGCCGCGTGCTCGTCCACTGCGCCGCCGGACGCGGGCGGTGACGTGGCGCAGCAGGTGCCGGAGGCGGGCGTCGACGCCGCCGGCGACGCGACGCCGTGCGTCGGCCCGTGGAATGTGGTCTGCGGCGGCGTGTGTCGCGATCTTCTGCATGACCCGGCGAACTGCGGCGGCTGCGGTCAGGCCTGCGCGGCGCCGCGGATGTGTCTGCGCGGCGGTTGCATCGACTGCGCCGCGACGGGCGCGGGCTACGTCGTCTGCGGCGATTTCTGCGCCAACGCCAACAACGACGCGATGAACTGCGGCGCGTGCGGCCACGCCTGCGACGGCGGTCCGGGCGCGTGCAACGGCGGCGCCTGCAGGTAGCTACTCGATGAGCGTGATCGTGCTCACCGAGCCCGCGTCGATCTTGCCGGACACGTTCGCCGTGCCGCCGGTCGTGAGCGACACGCCCGCGCCCGCGAACGTGAGCGTGGTGACCTGCGGCGCGCCGCCGGGCGGCGTGTACGTGATGGTCAACACGGCGCCGGCTCCGGCGAACGTGAACGAGCCGTTGGACGTCGGATCGTCGCCGCGCGCCGCGCCCTTGGTCGCATTCGCCCCGAGCTTCAGCCCCGAGAGGTTCAGCGTCCCGGTGTCGAAGAGCAGCGCGTGCGGTCGGTCCGCGAGCCCGCCCTCGAAGCCGACGAGCACCACGGCATCGGCCGGCACGGTCGCCGTCACGCCCGGCGCGATCCCGCGCAGCGGGACCTTGGTCAGCGGGGGCAGCGTGCGCGCCTCGGCGGCCAGGTCGTGCTGCGGGAGCACGTCGAGCGTGCCGTCCGCGTTCTGCTGCACCACGAGCGCGCGGTACAGCGCGCCGTCGGGCCCGACGCCCGCGGTCGCGCGGATCAGCGCGCGCGACTGCTCGGTCGCGTCGCCGAAGCCCTCGCCGCGCCAGCCCAGCACGCCCGCGCGCAGGGCCCGGTCGCCGAACGTGTAGACCACCTCGGCGACCTTGCGGCCGGCGAAGTAGCGCCCCGGCAGCAGCTCGGGCGCGAACGCGTCGAGGCCGAGCAGGTAGCTGTACTCGCCGGGGTGGTCGTCGAGCAGGTCGTACTCGAACGCCGCGGCCTCGCGCCACGTCTCGGCGCCGACGAACCATTTCCCGTTCGGCAGCGCCCGCGCGACCCACCCGAAGCGGTCGCAGAGGCGCCACAGCTCGTCGACCGCGGGGCCGCGCTTGCGCACCCACGCCGGGAGGTCCGCGTCGAGCTCGGGCTGCGTCGCCGTCTCGTCGAGCGCCTCGCCGGCGTCGCGGAGCAGGTCCCGCAGCACGAGCCGCGGCGTGAGGCGCGGGCCGACGTGGTAGCGCGCCGCGATCTCCGCGGCGACGCCGCCCGCGCCGCCCCAGACGACGCAGCGCGCGCGCTCGAGGAAGTCGCCGCCGCGCTTCGTGTAGCCGACGAACGCGACGGCGCCGTCGCGCGTGCGCAGCGTCGCCGCGCCCTTCTGCACGCCGGTCGTCGCGAGCTCGAGCTCCGCGCGCCAGACGCCCGCGCGCCGGAGCGTGAGCGTGCCGCGGAGCACGTCGAAGGTGCGCGTGCCCTGCGCGAGCACGAGGTCGGCGGTCTCGGTCATCGGCGCGTGGGACTCATGTCGCGGTTGAGCAGCACGCCGCCGGGCTGCTGGAGCGCGAGCGCGTCGGGCGACGTGTTGGCCCAGCCGGGCGCCTGGTCCGAGGCCAGCCCCGCGGCGAACGTGCGGCGCGCGGGCGGCGCCCACGGCACCACGCTGCGCGACGCGCTACCCGTCGGCGGGCGGAACTCCAGCACCTTGATGTCCGCGGTCCAGATCCCGACCGTCTCCTGCTCGAGCCCGCCGACCTCGACGACGTACACCGCGGTCACGTTGAGCGCCGCGAGCACGGGATGCGCGATCGGCATCGCGGTCCGGCGCACGCTCTCGCGCACGCGGCGCGTCAGGGCCTGCGAGTGCCGCTCCCACTGCTGCCAGTGCGACTCCTCCCAGAGCTTGAGGGTGACGGTGGCCTCGACCGGCGTCGGGCCCTTCTCCTTGATGTGCCAGCCGTTCGAGCCCGCGCTCGAGCGATCGTCGATCTTGCGGCCGGCGCCCTTGGTGACCTTCACGCGCGCGAGGCCGGGCAGCAGCACCTCACCGAGCGTCACCTCGTCCCAGAGGGACTGCTCGGCCGCGACGTTGGCCTCGTCGAACCACCACGGCGTGCTCATTCGCCGCCCCGCGCGAAGCCGCCCGCCGTACCGGTGCCGCCGCCCACGCCGGTCGCCTGCTGCACGCCCGCGACGACGCCGTTGGTCACGGCGGTCTGCATGCCGCTCAGCGCCGCCGAGTCGAGCGTGACCGGCCGCGTGACGTCGCGGCCGGCGGCGCGCTCGCCGGTGATGCGCTCGGTGAGGATCTCGGCCGCGCGCGCGTTGATCGCGAGGTCGCGCCCGGCGCGCGTCTCGCCGAGGTTGCGCACCACGCCGCCGAAGCCCGCGTCGTGCTCCTCGCTCGCCCGCTGCCGACTCTGGTTCCACGCCAGCTCCATCCACGTGCCGCGCATGCGCTGCGCGCCCGCCCAGCCGAAGCCGCCGGCCGGGAGGCCGGTGCCGCCGACCGTGCCGAGACGGGCGAGTTGGCTGTTAGCGGTGTCCATCGCGCCGCGGCTGAGCACGTTGTCGAGCACGGACGCGACAAGCGGGTTTGACTCGTGGAGGCCCGCCAACTGCTGCCGCGTGGCCTCGGCCGCGGTCGCGAAGTCCGTGCCCTGGAAGCGCACGCGGTTCTCGCGCATCGCGTCCTGCGCGGCGGTCGACTGCAGGATCGCGGCCGATGCCGCGCCCTGCGTGTTCGCCGCCGTCGCGCCGCGCGCGCCCGTGTCGAGCCCGCGGAAGTCCTGCAGCCGGCCGCCGTGCGCCGCGAGGTCGCGGAACATCTGATCGGCGAGCGCGCGGCTCTCGGTGTCGTTGCCGGCGATGGCGGTCAGGAACCGGCCGCTGTTGCCGCGCGTGCGGCTGTAGACCTGCTCGACCATCCGCATGAACGCGTCGTCCTGCGACTGCCCGGCCGCCGTGCGCAGCTGCCCGCGCGCGTCGAGCACGTTCGTCCCGAGCACGCCCCGGAGCCGTGCCTGGCCCTGTGCTGAGGTGAAGTTCGCGAGGAACCCGCGCGCCCGTGTTGCGGCCTCGTCGCCGCTGCCGCCCGCGCGGCCGGCGAACTGAAAGAGCGTGCCGGTCAGCGCCGTAGCGTGCGCCGCGTCGGCGCCGGTCGTGCGCAGGAACCGCGCGGACATGCCGCCGAGCTCGCCGAGGTGGCGCGCCATGTCGGCGAAGCTCACGCTCCCGTTGCGGCCCATCTGGACCATCTGCGCGAGCGTGTTCGGAAGCGCGTCGTTGCTGATCCCGAGCTGGCGTTGGAGCTCGCCCGCCGTGGCGACGACGTCTTCGAGCGGGCTGCTCGTCGCGAGCGCCACGCGCGCGAGCTCGGGCAGCACGTTGGTGAGGTAGCTCGTGCGGCTCGCCTGGTCGCCGAGCGCGCTGAAGCGGTTCTGCGCGACCGCGAGGCCCGCGAGCACGTCCTCGGCCTGCAGGCCCGTGCCGGTCGCGGTGCGCGCGACGGCGGCGCGGATGTCGCCCGCGGCGCGCGCGTCGCCGATGTCGCCCGCGGCGAGCTGCATCGCACGATAGTCGAGCTGTTGGTTGGCGCGGTTGCGCTCGCGCACGTCGTCGCCGTAGCTGCCGACGGCGGTCAGGATGGCGGTCGCGCCCGCGCCCGCGCCGCGCAGCGCGCCGCCGACCATGCCGAGCGCGCCGCGCGTGCCTTCGCGGACCGCGCGCTGCTGCGTGCGCTGGCGCGCGCGCTCGGCGCGCTCGTTGTTCGCGATCTCGCGGTTGAGGCTGCGGTTGATCTCACGCTCGGCGCGCTCGGCCGCGCGGACGCGCTGCCGCGCCGCGCGCTCCTCAAGCCGCACCAGTTGGTTGAGGTCGCGCTCGCGCTCCCGAACGGCAGCGCGGGACTGCGCCGCCGTCTGCCGGTCGCCCCGGAGCTGCTGCGCCTGCGCCCGCGCCCGGCGCCGTGCCGACTGGTCCAAGTCCCGGTCGACCACGCGCAGCTGCGCGTCAAGCTGGTCGAGACTGCGCTTCGCGGCGCGCGCGCCAGGGGTGATCCCGTCGACGAGGCGGAGCTGAAAGTCGAGGCTCATGGTGCGTGGGGATCAGCGGCGCGCGCCGAGGCGCTGCAGGAGACGAAGCGCGACCGCCAGCGCGGGCGCGAGGTCGCGGAGGTGGCCGAGGCCTTCGGCGAGCAGGACGGCGCCGACGTCTTCGGCCTCGTCGCCGGCGCGGTCGCGGAACGCGAGCAGGCACTCCGCGGCGACGCCCGGCCGCGCGCGCGCGTCGCGCAGGAGGGCGTCAGCTTTTCGAAAAGGTCGCCTTTGCGCTGACCCCCGCGATCTTGAGGATCGGCTCGATCAGGTCGTCGGGCAGGCCGGGCAGGCGCTCGATCGCGGCGACGAGCGCGGCCTTGTCGGGGTAGACGCAGAGGCCGCGCAGCAGGTTTTCGTTGGCGTTGCCGCGCGTCTCGGCGCCGTCGGCGTCGCGTTCGCGCTGGTAGGCCTTGTACGCGGCCTTGGTCGGCCGCTTGATGTACAGGTGGTCGACGCTCGGATTGGTGAGCCGGAAGAGCTCGCCGTGCGTCGTGCGCAGCGCCGCGAGCTGCTCGTCGGTCGGCGGCGGAAAGAGCGTGTCGTCCATGGTCCCTCCGAGGCAGAGTCAGGTGGATTGTTCAGATCCGAAACGACGGGAACGGGAGCTTGCCCGTCCACAGGACGCCGCGGCAGACGAACGTGAGCTTGATCGTGAGGCCGTCGGCCGAGCCGACGGCGCCGTCGCCGTCCGCGTCCTTGTGCCGGCATCCGACGAGCGTGTCGGTGTAGTCGTCGAGGCCGGGCGTCCGCCGGCGCACGAGGATGTTGAAGCTGGTCAGGCGCCACGTCGCGGGCTGCTGCCGCACGTACGCGTCCCAGTGCGAGCGCCGGACCTCGAGCTCGACGTCCTTCGCCTTGTACTGCCCGCGCACGTACGCGGCGACCTGGCCGGTCGAGTCCATGATCTCGCCGTGCTCCAGCGAGTCGCCGTAGCTGATGCGCAGGATGCCCGGCAGCAGCGAGCCGTTCATGTCCAGCTCGACGCCCACGAAGCCGTGCTCCGTGTCGCCGATGGGGTACGAGACTGAGCCCATGGGTGCCTACTCCCTCAGACGGTGACGGTGGTGGGGTTGACGAGGGCGACGGTGCCCGTGATCGAGTTCGCGTAGCCGAGCGGCGTGACCGCGATCGTGGCCAGCAGCGTCTGCGTCGTGAGGATGTTGTTGTCGCGCGTCGTGCTGACCGCGACGTCGGAGACCTGGCCGGCGAGGGCGGCGCGCACGCGGCGCTCGACGGCCTTCTCGACGCGCACCGCGTCGCCCTCGTCGATATAACCCGTGTCGCTCGCGACCCGGACGCTCTCGCCCTGGAAGTCGAGCAGCGCGTCGCGCCCGACGGTCTGCGCGACGTCGAGCACGCGGCGCTCGACCCACGAGCGCACGTCGCTCGTCGGCGCGGCGCGCATCGGCGCCTTCTCGACGAACGCGCCCGTGCGGCCGATGACCGTCCGGAGCGTCATCAGCCCCGCGGCGTCGAGCGCCGGGGTGACGCGCTCGTCGCGGTCGAGCGCGTCGACCAGTGTGAGCGGGCCCGCGGGGCGGCGCAGCGGCTGCTCGCCCGGCGGGATCGCCGCGAGGCGCGCGACGATCGGCCACGCCGCGGACTGCCGCTCGACGCGGCCGTCGAGGGCGTTGCGCGCGAGCACGAAGCCGCCCGCGATCGAGAGCAGCGGCGAGGCCGCGAGCACGTCGGTGACGGCCGTGAGCGCCGCGTCCGGCGCGCGCGGCGCCTCCATCACGGCGCCGGCGTAGCGGTAGGCCGAGAGGCCGCTCTCCATCGCGGTCTTCAGCGCGTTGTAGACCGCGGTGACGCCCGCGGCGTTGCCGCTGTCGAAGGTCCACACGTTGTCGTCGGTCGCGTTGCCCGAGGCGATGTTGAGCGTGATCCCCGTCTCGGGGATGTCGTACGTGGCCGCGCTCGTCACGTCCGTGCCGTTGTAGCTGGCCCCGCCGTCGAGGCTGTACTGCAGCAGCCACGTCCCGCGCGCGCCGCCGAGCGTGGCCTTGACCCGGACGTCCCACCAGTCGGCGGGCGTGCCGGTCAAGGTGATCGTCGGCGGCGTCGCGCCCGTGCTGGTGACCGCCGAGAGCGCGGGCTGCACCGGGCCGACGAGGTGCACCAGGAAGACCTGCTGCACCGTCGCCCAGAGCGCCGCGATCGCCGCCGCGAAGGTCGTCGTGCTGGGCACCGGTGCGACCGTGCGGAAGTAGAAGACGTCGCCGTCGTCGTACGAGCCCGTGCCGAACGTGACCGTGACGTTGGTCCCGCTCAGCGCGTAGCTGCCGCCGGACGGCACGAGCACGTCGGGGCTCCACGTGTTGCCGTCGTCGAGCGAGTAGCGGAAGCGCGCGGCGCCGCGCGCGCCGCTCGCGGTGATCTCGAGCCGCACGACGTGGCGGTCGTACGCGGCGCCGGCCACGGTCACCACGCCGGTGCTGGTCCCGACGCGCGCCGGGCGGACCGGGCCGCAGAAGCCCGCCGTGCCGGTCGCGGCGCGGATGCCGAGCGCGCGCGCGACGCGCCGCCCGGCCGACGTCGCGCCGAACGCGTGGCCGAGCGCGCGCGCGAGCGGGCCCGCGGTGTACGCGGTGCGCGCCGTCGCGGGGTCGCCGAACGAGCGCACCTCGTTGACCGTGCCGGCGGCGGCGCAGCCGACCTTGGCGTGGAGCTGCGCGGCGGACGGTCCGGACACGCCGAGCCCTCCGTCCTGCACCTGCATCGTGACTTCGTTGAGGGCCATGGGTCAGGTCTCTCCTGCGGTGAGCGCACCGTCGCTCGCGGCGGCGGTGGAGGAATCGATGGCGGTGGTCGTCACGACGACGGTCGTGCGCGGCGCGGCGACGAGCGTCTCCTTGAGCGCGAAGCGCACGACGAGCGCGGCGCCGTCCTGGAGCGCGGCGTCGGGCGGCGCGTCGTCGCCGAGCAGGCGGTGCGCCGCGGGCCAGTTGTCGACGAGCCACGCGGCGAGCGCGCGCTCCATCTCGCGCGCGGCGTCGAGGTCGGCGCCCCAGAGGTGCGCGGTCCAGCCGCTCCACGCGGTCGCGACGGCGCGCTGCGTGCCGGGCGTGCGCTGCGGCGCGCCCTCGAAGCTGCCGGCGCCGGGCACGAGGATGCAGCGCGGCAGGCCCGCGTGCTCGTCGAGTCGCCTCGAGCCGTACTCGAGTGCGGCGACGCCGAGCGCCGCGGCGAGCGCGGTGGGGCTCGCGCCGCCGCCCGCGAAGAGCGTCGCGACGGGGGTGCGGGGCGGGTTCGGCACGGGTCAGAGTCCGAAGTGCACGCGGAGCTTGTGCGCGGCGATGCGGTCGAACGCGGGCTCCCAGCGCCCGAGGCCGCGCGCCTCGTCGGGCAGAAACGGCCGCGCGGGGATCTGCGTCGCGCCGATCGTGCCGAGCGTGATGGTGCGCGCGCCGCGGGCGCTGAACGGGTTGCGCGCGCGCCCCTGCGCCTTGAAGCGCCCGGTGCGGCCGTGGGCGTTGGCGTAGTGGCGCTCGGGCAGCGTCGCGCCGTACTGGTGCGCGGCGGCGTAGTCGAGGCGGCTCGTGACGGTCAGCCCGGACGCGCTCGGGCGCACCCGCAGCGAGGCGCGCAGGCGGCCGGTGTCCTGCAACAGCGGGTGGCCGTCGCCGAGCTTGCGGCGCGCCTTCCACGCCGCGCCGTACGGGTCGGTCGCGGTGTCGAACGACACGCCGATCTGGCGCGCCGCTTCCTCCGCGAGGTCGACGAGCAGGTCGCGGCGAAAGGCGCCGCCGGCCACGTCGCCGAGGCGCTGGCGCATCATCGCGAGCCGGGCCCAGTCGCCCGCGATGCCGGAGCCGCCGTCGGCCACGGCTACGCCCCGACCAGCCCGGGCGGCAGCAGCAGCCCGAAGCGGACGCGCGAGCACCACTTCTCGGCCGCGTCGGCGCGCTCGCGCACGGCGACGTCCGCGGGGCTCTCGGGGTTGAAGCCGACGGCGCAGAGCAGCGTCCAGCCGCTGCGCGCCGCGACGGCCTCGCGCAGCTCGTCGGTCCAGCTCGCGAGCGGCACCGCGTACTGCCACGCGAGGTAGCCGTCCGCCCAGCGCGACGCGGCCTCGTGGTGCCGCGCCGGGTCGATGCCCTTCGCGACCGCGCGGTCGACCACGGACTGCGGCAGGCCGAGGCTCGCGAAGTCGGCGTCGTCGATGTACGCGGTCATGGGGTCACCCGAGCGGGATCACGCCGCCGGCGCCGATCTCCGCGCCGTAGTAGTCGCGCGCGGGCGCGACCTCGAACGGGATCGCGAGGCGCTGCACGAGCGCGCGGCCGTAGTCCTGGAGCGCCTCGAGCTGCGCCGGGCCGAGGAACACGGCGCCGTCGCCCGAGACGAAGTTCAGGTTGCGCAGCGCGGCGTTCTGGAGCTTGTCGTCGACCTGCGCGAGCAGCGCGAGCGTGGCGCGGACCTGCGTCTGCGCCGCGGGGCTGCGGTCGGCGAGGTCGTCCATCATCGCCTCGAGGCGCGTGTTGATCGTGTGGAACGCCTCGCTGAACCCGAGGTAGCGGCGGATGCTCGCCTTCTCGGTGTCGGTGAACGCGGCCACGGTCAGCCCCGGCGCCCGCGCGCGGGGCGCACGCCCGGCAGCGCGACGCCGGCCGCGGCGAGGCGGTCGGCGACGGCGACGACGGCCTCGCTCGCGGGCGCGGCGTCGGGCTCCGCGCCGTCGTCGTCCTCGGCCTCCGCGCGGGCGCGCAGCACCGCGCCGGCCTCGACGCCGGCCGGGACGACGACGCGCGGGCGCGGCACCTCGACGGGCTCGACGCGCGGGGCGCCGGGCGTCGGGGCGGGGACCTTGACCAGCGGCAGCCCGCGCGCGGCGGGCACGTACTCCAGCGCGCGGGGGATCTCGCACTCGGCGCCGGGCGGCACCTCGTAGCGGTCGCTGCCGATGTCGAAGCGCAGCGTGTGCGCCGTCGGGTTGCGAAACGTGCCCATGGTGGTGTGCTCGGTGGGAGGTGGGTGGGGCTACGCGTCGACGACGCGCAGCGAGGCGCCCGCCACGGCGTCGGCCATGTGGGCGTTGAGCTGCGTCTTGAGGTCGTTCGCGCGCGCCTGCAGCGTCGAGAGCGTCGAGGCGCTGGTGCTGCTCGCGACGTTCGTGCTGTCGGCGTTCTGGTGGTAGGTCGTCGACGCGCGGTGCGTGTTGTAGTCGGTGTAGATCGCGTTCACGAGCGTGTACGCGGTCGCGAGCGAGGTCGCGAGCGTGAGCGCCGGGGCGGCGTCCGCGGTCTTGTGCGCGAGCGTGTCTGCGAGGTGGAACTCGTAGACCGCCTTGAGCTCGTTGGCGGCCGTGATCGCGGCCGTCTCGTCCGCGGGGTCGGTGCCCGAGAGGTCGGCGAAGCCGACGGTGACCTCGCTCGCGTCGAAGTGCACGCTGCTCGTGCCGCCGACCGCCACGGTGATGCCGGTCGCGGCGTCGGCGGTGTTGGCCGCGGTCGCGGTCGGGACGAACGCCTGCGTGAACCAGAACTCGTACGAGTGCGTCCCGTTCGCCGCCGTGGTCGGCGCGATCGTCCCGGCCGTGGCGTCGACCGTGCCGACCGTCTCGTTCGCGTTGTCGACGTTCGCCTTGTGCACCGCGAACGTCGTCGGGACCGGCGTCTTGAGCCCCGGCAGCCCGAGCGCGGTTGCCGGGCCGATGCCGAGCGTGTCGCCGGACGCGGCGCCGGTCAGGCCGCTCACGGTGCCGCTCGTGAGCGTCGCGTAGGCGTCGTCGGTCGTGACGGTGCGCGTGCCGCCGGCGAGCGCGATCGTCTGCGTCACGGCCTGGCCGCGCGCGCCGACGCCGACGAGCACGAGCGAGCCCGCGCTGATCGAGCTGTTGGCGTCGACGATGCGGACCTGCAGCTTGCGCGGGTAGTCGGGCTGCGCGGCGATCGTGATCGTGCCGTTGGCGACGTCGGCCGCGGCCTTGATCGTCGTGAGGTCGGCGGCGATCGGCGCGGTGAAGCGCGCCTGGCGCGCATCGGTGACCGTCGCGACGGTGATCGCGCCGGACGTGTGGTGGTGCGTCGGGTCGGTGAGCGTCCCGAGCATCGCCTTGTTGCCGTTGATGGCGGCGGCGAGGGTCGCGACGGACGGATGGGTCTTGCGGATCGGCGTGGCCATGGCGGGCGTGCTCCTGGGTTCCGGGGGTGGGAGGCGCGGCGCGCCCGGCGGCGGGCGCGCGCGGCGCGTTACGTGGCCAGGTGCTTGCGGACGCCGCAGGCCGTGGGCTTCTCGACGACGAGGTTGAGCTGCACCTCGGCGGTGAACTTGCGCGCCGCGCCGGTGCGCGCGAGCGGGTAGATGTTCAGGCCGAGCGGCAGCGGGCCGTAGCCGTCGTCCGCGTTGGCCGCCAGCATCCCCTCGGTGATGATCTGGTCGCTGCCGGGGTACGGCAGATACTCGACGTGGACGTAGTTCGAGTTGAGGTAGTGGATCGAGCCCGCCGTCGCGTCCTTGTCCGCGATGAACGTGCAGCCCTCGATCTGCAGCTTGCCGACGCTCGCGTCGAGCGTGATCGCGCCGCGCGCGGTCTGGATCGTGATGTCCTGCTCGAAGCGGCGCAGGTCGTCGAACATGCCCGCGAGCTTGAGGAAGCCCGCGCTGTTGACGAACGCGAGGTCCGGCAGCTCGCCGCAGATGTCCTTGATATCATACAAATCCTTGCGGATCAGCGCGAACGTCGGCGCCGTGGCGGTGCCCGGGTCGATCACCTTGGCGCGCATCGCCGCGACCGAGCCGCGGACGACGCCCGCGTAGGTGTTGCTGTCGTCGAGCGCGACGCCGAGGCCCGCGATCGTCGTGCCGGTGCCGGCGCCGCTGTAGAACGCGGCGTTGAGCGTCGAGGTCAGCTTGCGGATGCTGTTGACCATGCCGCGCGCCTCGAGCGCGATCAGGTCGGCGGGCGACGCGCTCGAGCCCGCGGCGCTCACCGCGAGGTTCGTCGCGAGCCAGTTCGCGCGGTACAGGCCCCACGGCAGCACGGCCGGCGCGGGCACGTCGGAGCCGTAGACGCTGACGTCGGCGCCGTCGGAGAAGTTCTCGGCGTAGGCGCCCGAGTCCTCGAAGGGCCACGCGATGTTCTTGCCGGCGCCGCGCACGATCGGCAGCGTCCGCATGAGCATCGAGGTCGCGTTGAAGGTGCGGATGACGCGCGGGCGGAAGTTCTGCGCGAGCGCGGTCGAGATGTCGCTGAGATCGTAATCGGCCATGGTGGTTTCCTCGTGTGGTCAGTCGGGCCGATCACGCGCGGGGCGGTCGGCGGTGGGTCAGCGGCGGTAGGCTTCGACGACGTCGACGCCCTTGGCCGCGAGGCTCTCGGCGGCGCGGCGCGCCATCTCGTCGTCGCTCGCGGCGGGCGTCGCGTAGGCCGGCGCGGCGCGGCGCGGGCCGGCCCCGGCGGTCTGCCCGGGGCGCCCGGCGGGCGCGGTCGGCGCGGGCAGGAACTCGGCGGCGTCGGCCGTCTTGCTCCAGTCCTCGACGCCGGCGGCGAGGTCGAACGCGAGCTCCTCGGCGGCGGCGCCCTTGGCGCGCGAGCGCTTCACGACGAGCTCGGGCTTGCCGTCCTCGGCGAAGCGCACGGCGCCGGTCGCCTCGAGGTGCGAGACCAGCGCGGCGGCCTTGGCGCCCTTGATGCCCTTGGCCTCGAGCGCGGTCCGCAGGTCGGCGCGCGCGGCGTCGCGGCGGGCCTTCTCCTCGGTGTCGCGGGCGCGCTTCTCGGCCGCGGCGTTCGCGGCCTCGAGCTTCTCGACCTTCTCGCGCAGCAGCTTCTCGGCCGCGGTCTCGGCGGGCTTGCCCTTGCCGTCGGCGGCGGGCGCCTCGGCGGCCTCGGGCTTCGGCGCGGCGGCGAGCGCCTTGCCGACGCTCTCGGCGATCAGCTTCTCGAGCGTGGCGGCCTGGCGCTTCTCGCGCGCGGTCAGCGCGGCGTTGATGGCGGCGTTGACGTGCTCGAGCGTCACCGCCTCGGGCTTGTCGTCGCCCGCGTCGGGCTTCTTCTCGGGTTCCATGCGGGTCCTCGGTCTCGCTGCTCTCGCAGCGCGCGGCTGGTGGAGTCCCGGGCGTCGCACCGCCGCCGTGGCGATGCGGGCCCGCGCGCAGCCGGAGGCGGCTGCGTAGAAAAGCGGTCAGGCCGCGGCGGCGCCCCAGCCCGCGCGCCACGCGGTCAGCGTGCAGCGGCAGTTGGGGTGCGCGGGCGGGCGGTCGTAGCCGCCGGGGAAGGCCTCGCCGATCGCGACCACGACACCGTGCAGATCGCGGCAGACGGGGCAGACCGCGGCGTCCGCGGTCGCGTCCCAGCGCCGCATCAGGTCGGGCACGACGGCCGCGGCGCGCTCGAGCTCGGCCGCGGCGGCGGCGTTGTACGCCTCGGCGACCTCGGTGCGCAGCAGCCGCTCCGCGGGCGCGTCGAGCGCCGCGGCGCGCGGGGCGCCGGGCGTGCCGACGCGGGCGCGCAGCCGGACCGCGAGCGCCTCGAGCGTCTCGCCGCGCACCGCGCCGAGCGCGAGCGTCGTGCGGAGGTCCGCGGCGGCGGCGTCCGCGACGCGGGCGGCGGCCGGGACGGCGGCGGCGACAGGGGCCGCGACCAGCGGCAGCGCCGGGGCAGGCGCGGCGCCCAGCAGCGCGAGCTGCGCGGCGAGGTGGCGGCGCGCGAGGCCGCGGGCCGTCGCCGTCGCCGCGAGCACCGCCGCGGCGAGCGCGGGAGCGACGCGCGCGAGGGCCGCGAACGCCACCGCGAGGGCCGCGAGGGCCGCGGCGTGGCGGCGCGCCGTGACGGGCGCCGCGGGGTCGGGCTGCGCGCGCAGCCACGCGTGGACCTCGCGCGCGACGTCGTTCGCGGCGGCGGCGGTCGCGAGCCGCAGGCGGGGACGGGCGCGGTCGGGCGCGGCGGCGGCCTCGGCCGCGTGGACCGCGGCGAGGACGACGAGCGCGCCGGCGGGCGTCACCGCGAGGTCCGGAAGCCGCGCGCGCTGACCTGCGCGCTCGCGCCGCTCGCGCTCGTCGCGACGACGCGGACGCGCTCGAAGTCGACGGCCGTGAGGTGGATGAAGACCGTCGCGCCCGCGGCGAGCGAGCCGTAGTTCGAGCCCTTCGCCGCGCTCAGCGCGCCGTTGATCTCGTACACGGCGATCGTGCCGATCGCGTTCGCGCCGTCGAGGTTCTTGACCGCGACCGAGAGCACGTCGGCGCCCGCGGTGTCGAGGCCGTCGGTGCCGCTGCCCAGCAGGTCGGTCGCGGTGTTGCCTGGGAGGTCGACGCTCGCGACGTCCTCGGTGATGACGCGGATGCTCACGGGTTCGGCTCCTGCGCGGGCGCGGGTTCGGCGGACGGGTCGCCGCTGGCGGCGACGGTAGCGGGCGGCGGTCGGGCGGCGACGTCCTCGGCGGTCACGCCGGCCTTGATCTCGGCGCGGATCGCGGCCTTCGTCTCGGCGTCGGCGTCGGGCACCTGGGCGAGCGCGACGCGCGTCAGCTGCTCGCGCTTGAACGTCGCGGACGGGATGCGCAGCGGGTCGAGCACGAGCGCGGACTCCGCGAGCGCGGCGGCGTCGGCCGCGGTGAAGCTGTTCATGCCGCCGACGTCCCACGCGATCGCCTCGCCGCGGCCGGCGGCGAGCAGCGCGTGCGTGTGTTCGGCGGGCTCGCGGACGCGCGCGCCGTAGGCCTGCAGCACGATCTCGGTGGCGGCGTTGTCGGCCTGCTTCGAGCCGGCGCTGCGCCCGACCGCGGCGGCGTTGTTGCTCACGCCCTGCGCCATCTGGTGCGCGATGCGGAAGGCCTCGTCCTTGAGCGCCGCGACGTTCGCCTCGATCGTCGCGAACGGCGCCGTCGGCGGCGCCGGGAACTCGAGCCGGTCGTCGGCGCCGAGCTGGAGGAAGTAGCCCGCGCCCATCGCGCTCGGCCGCTTCTTGCTGTTGGTGAACAGCACCGGCATCGCGTAGCAGACCCGATCGATCGACCACGACAGCGCGGCGCGCTTGCGGAAGAGCTCGAGCTGCGGGTCGGCGAGCAGGTTCAGCACCCACAGCTCGCGCGGCAGGCTCAGCTCGACGAGCGGGATGCGCCCCGTCGGGTTGTGCGGCGCGTCCACCTCGGGGATCACGTCGTTGGCGGTCGGCGGCTTGCTCTTCGGGTAGCTCACCTCCCAGCGCGTCGCGCTGCCGTCGGCGTCCCAGCGGGTCCAGGACTCGGTGACGGTTTCCTCGGGGGCGGCGAAGTCGGCGAGCTCGCAGCGCCGGTCGTGCTCGACGACCCACGCGAACGCGCCGTCCGGCTCGCGCTTCCAGTGCGTGACGTTCGCGGCGGGCACCGCGACGAGCCGCGCGCGGCCGAGGCCGGCGGCCTCCCACGCGGCCTTGTCCGCCGGCGGGGCGTCGCCCGGGGCCGGGAACTCGACGCGCCAGTACGCGCGCTGCGCGACCAGCGCCTCGACGAAGCGCGCCCGGAGGAACGCGTCGAGGTCGGTGCCGGTCCCGTCGCAGTCCTCCTTGAAGGCCGCGTAGAACGGATCCGGCTCGCCGCCGCTCTCGGTCTCGCCGCGCACCACGAGCGGGCTCGTGAAGAGGTACGAGGCGAAGTAGTTCGCGACGGGCGCGCAGTAGTTCAGGTACGTCGCGCTCGCGCAGCGGACCTTGTAGACCGCCGCCGGCTCGACGTCGTGGCGCGGGAGGTAGCGCGCCACGTTGCGGCGGAACTGCGCGCCGCCCGCGAAGAGGTCCCCGTGCGTCTGGAGCGTCTCCAGGTCGAGGTCCGGGTGTGTGCGCCTGAGGTCCTTGAGTTTCATTGCGGCGCACGAACGGGTAGATCCAGCGCGATCTCGACGTCACCGCCGACGGCCGCGACCGCGGCGCGCAACTCGCGGACCGCGGCCTCGATGCGGCGCGTGCGTGCGACCGCTTGCGCGCGCAGCGGCGCGAGGTCGAGCGTCGCGACCGTCACGGCGGTGGTCATTGGCGCGCGTTCATCAGCAGCAGGTTGAGCAGACGACCGGAGCGTCGATCGGCGTCCGGCGTACCCGTCGAGCGGTAGATGACGTGCGTCGCGGTCTCCATGAAGACCATCGCGCTCACGGCGCCCGCGGCGGACGCTTCGGCGGTCATGTCCGCGAGGAACGTGCACACGCCGTCGGTCCAGCGGGCACCGGCGTTGACGTCTCGCAGTTGCGGACCGCACCCGGGCACGGTGCGGGGCAGTGCGTCGTAGCCGATCATCACGCCACCGCGAGCAGCGGGAAGCCGCCGAGGCCGCGCGCGATCGCTACGACGTACTGTCTGCAACCGCGACGACGCGCCGACACATCGCCACGAACTCCGCGTCCGTGAGCGCGTTGCGTGCGCGGTTGGTGGAGAGGTCGAGCCATCGAAGGTTGCTGATCTCGGCTTTGCCGTTACGCGATTGATGTACGACGTGATCGACGCTGGCGTTCACGCCGGGCACGAGCTCGACGCCGCTGAGCGCGCAGCGCCCGCCCTGCGCATCCCAGAGCGCGGCTAGAGCCTCAGCGTGACGCGCGCTGCCAAGGTACTTCCCGGCAGCACGCTTGAACCAGCACGGCCGACAGAAGCCCGTCGCCTCGCGCGGCGCCTTTCCGCAGTGGGGACAGAGCCCCGCCGCAGCGCGCCTCTCCACGCGCTCGCGTGTCCACGCGAGGCACGACCCGCAAACCTTCTTGCCCGGCTCCGGGGCTGCACCGCAGCGCCCGCATAGGCCCGCCGCGCTCCGCTCCCGTCGCTGCTCCGCTTCGCGCGAGCGATCCTTTTCCAGGCAGCGCGCACAGAGCTTTCTCCCCGGCGGCGGTGCTGTGCCGCACTTTGGGCATCGACCCGCGCCCGCGAAACGCGCCGCGCGTCTCGTGTTCGTCGTTCGCGCCCGCTCGAGGCATCGGCTGCAGCGCTTGCATCCCGGGGCAGCGTCCGCTCCACACCGGCAGCGAATCTGACTGATCGGCTCGCTCTCCATCGCTCTCCTGTGCAGGGAGCAACGTAGCCATTCAGGCTACGGCGAGTAGTGGCGTACCTCCGAGCCCGCGGACAATCTGCGGTTCGCCAGCCCCTTTTAAGGCCAACATCAAACTCGTGAACTCGTCGCCGTGGCCGTCGGCGGTGCGGGGAAACGCGTAGGTCACGTGGGCGGCCTTGGTCACGACGCGGCGAAGGCTCACGCCCTGCTTGTGCAGCAGCGCGCCCGTCGCGTCCTTCGGGAAGCGCAGCTTGCCGTTCTTGAGCCACCGCAGCGTGCGGGTGCACAGATCGGCCTTGCTCTGCTCGGTGAACTGCACCGGGGTCGCTTCCTCGCGGCCGAACTCTTCGACGAGCTCCTCCGCGAGCTGCGCGCCGATGCCGGTCTCGTCGATGTGCAGCGAGTCCCAGCGGAAGACCGCGCGCGCGTCGCGGATCAGCGCCTTCTGCGCGCCGAACGCCGTCCGCGGGCACGTCAGCACCGCCACGACGTACGCGACGCCCGCGACCACGGCGACGATCGCGAGGGCCGTCACGTCGCGCTTGCGCCCGACGTCGAGCCCCGCGTGCCACGTCGCGGCCGCGAGGTCGGGCAGCGCGCCTTCCCACGCGAGCGCCGCCCGGAGCAGCGCGGTGGGCAGGTACTGGAGATCGGCGTCGAGGAACGCGCAGCGGTACCACTGCGCGAACAGCCGCTCGTCGCCGCCGCAGAGCGACCAGAGCTTCGCGAGGTCGACGGCGAGGCCGTCGGCGATCGCGTCGTCGACGGTCGTCTCGTGGACGGCCCAGCCCGGCGGCGGCGTCGTCGCCCACTGGTGAAAGAGCCCCTGCGCGCCGTTCGGCGTGCTGAACACCCGGACGCGCCAGCCGCCGCGCGACGCCATCGGGAACGCGCCGTCGCGGATGCCCTCGGGGTCGGTGTGGTAGGCGAACTCGTCGAGCCAGACGTCGCCGGTGAACGAGCGCGCGGTGCGCGGGTTCGCCGGCAGCGCGACGATGCGCCCGCCGCCCTTCCACGCGATCTCCGTGGCGTTGTCGACCGCGAAGTCCGCGGCGCCGGCGTAGCCGAGCCGCGCGAGGATCGCGGCGTGCGAGCGCGCCTTCGCGAGCACCTCGTCAGAGAGGTCCTGCGAGGCCGAGAGCACGAGCTGCGGCCGGCGCCGCACGAGGCCCGCCGCGACGCACCCCGCGGCGGTCGCGTGGCTGAAGCCGATCTGCCGCGCCTTGTTGCAGAGCGCGAAGTCGGCCGGCTCACCGATCCAGCGGCGCTGGAACGGGTAGAGGCGTTGCGCCCACGTCGCGAAGGCCTGCGTCTGCGCCGGGGTCATGCGTCCCTGCGGGGAGCGAGCGCGCGCCCGCGTGGCCGAAGTGCTCGCGGAAGAGGGCGTCGACCTGCGCGGGGTCGGTCACGGTGACGGTCACGTCGGGGATGAGCCCCGCGGCCTTCGCGCGCGCGAGCTTCGTCTCGGCGCGGAGCTTCGCCGCGGTGAGCGCGTTCTGCGCGCGCTTCTCGCGGAGGTCGAGCAGGAACGCCGCGGCGCGCCAGTCGCCCGGCTCGTCGGCGGTGCCGCTCGCGGCGGCCTCGACCATCGCCTCGAGGCGCACCTCGCGCTCCGCGAGGGCCGCGAGCGCGCCCGCGCGGTACGCGCCGGCGGGGCCGTCGGGGGCGCGCAGGCCGTCCCGCATCCACGCGTAGTGCGAGTCGTGGTGGATGCCCGCGTCGCGGCACGCCTTGCGCGCGTTGCCGTGCGCGCGGAGGCCCGCGAAGACGCGGGCGGTGACGGCCGGCGTGAGCTTCGTGTCGCGCGACATCGGGAGGTAGCGCCGCAGTCGCCGGAGGGAGCGTGTCGCCGCTGCGGCGCGGCGTCGGCGCGGTAGGGCGCCGCGCTGAAGTGGTGGCGCGATCGCGCGTGGCACGCGCCGGGG